TTAGATAAATCCGTAGATATAGCTGATTTAGTTAGCGCCCGTATGGGATCTGCAATACATGCTATTGCTGAACAAGCATGGACAGATAGAGGTAACGTTTCTAAGGCACTAAGTGCTTTAGGTACATCTAAATTAGGTGAGATTACAATTATCAATCCTGATAAGCCTGTAAAAGAAACTGAGATAGCTGTATATGTAGAACAACGACATGAAACTAAGGTTGGTGACTACATCATTTCAGGGAAATATGACCTTGTAGTAGATGGTACATTATCAGACTACAAAAGTACCTCTGTATGGACGTATATTTACGATTCTAACGCACTTAAGTACACACAGCAAGGTAGCATTTACAAATGGCTAGCACCTGACAGAATCACAGATAATAAGATTGATATTCAATTCATATTTACTGACTGGTCTTCAGCGCAAGCTATGAGAGATTCTAAATATCCACAATCCAGAGTATTAACAAAGTCATACCCATTATGGTCAGTTGAACAAACAGAACATTTTATTAAAACTAAGTTAAATGACATAACTAATTTATCAGATAAATCTCAAGATGAATTACCAGAATGTACTTCTGAGGAATTATGGGAATCTGAAACCAAATATAAATATTTCAAAAATCCTAATGCTCAAAGAGCCACTAAGAATTTTGATAATCTTGAAGAAGCTAACATAAGGTTAGCTAATGACGGAGGCGTAGGTATTGTTAATACCGTACGTGGAGAAGTGAAAGCCTGCAGATATTGTGAAGTAGTAGATATCTGTAAGCAAGCACGTAATTTAATTAACCAGGGGAGGTTAGTAGTATGAGTTTTTTAAAATATTTAAATAATTTAATAGAAAAAATACAACAGTTTATATTTGGAAATAAATGTCCTGTAGATGCTGCAGAAGCAGTAATCAACAAGATAATGTCACGTAAGCCTAGTGATATGCATATTTTTACAATAGAACAGTTAGATGATATTCGTTATATTTGGTCAGCTAGAGACAGCTTTGATATTAAAACATTTATTGATTTAAAAAATCACGTAAATGATAAGTATTCGATAAATAAAAGCAGAAGTGTTTATTGTCGAGTCATTAATAAAAGAGAAGCATACGCTGAAAAATAGGGATAACTAATGTCAAAACCTAAATATTTTAAGCTATCTGAAGAGATAGTAGATATCTTAGTCGCTAAAACACAGTCACAAAATAGACACTTTTTTAGATTACTAGTAGCTTACTATTTCTCTAAAGTAGCATCTATGATGCGAACTAATATTGAGACTAAAGATAGAGGTGTAATACCTGTTAATACATATGTATTAAACTTAATGCCGTCAGGAGCAGGTAAAGGCTTTTCAACTAATATCATGGAAGAAGATATTATTGAGGGCTTTAGATTAAACTTTTTAAAGACTGTATTACCAGGTGAAAGTGCTAAAGAACTAACAGTTCTAGCTGATAGATACCAACAATACAATCCTACCTTAAGCATTGAAGAAGCTATGGCTCAAGTTCAAAAAGAATATGATGCTTTAGGTACATTAGCATTTAGTTTTGACAGTGGTACATCACCAGCTGTTAAACAAATGCGTCAGAAGTTATTAATGTCTAACTGTGGCTCTATGAATCTAGAATTAGATGAAGTAGGCTCTAACCTAACTAGTAATGTTGAAATGCTAAATACATTTCTAGAATTATATGATGTAGGTAAAGTTAAACAAAAACTAACTAAGAATACCACTGAAAATAAGCGTGGTGAAGAACTAACCGGACGTACACCAACTAATATGATGTTATTTGGTACGCCCACTAAACTATTAGACGGTAGTAAGACTGAAGAAGAATTTAAACAGATGCTTGAAACTGGCTATGCTCGTAGAATGTTATTTGGTTATGAAAATGCAATAAAAATAACTAAACAACCTACAGCTGAAGAACTTTACAATGCTTTAACTTGCAATAATATAGAACGTGATACTGAAAACATCAGTAATCATATTACTAAACTTGCTAGTAGAGATAGATTTAATAAATCTTTATCTTTAAGTCGTGATGACACAATTCATCTATTAGAGTACAAGCTCAAATGTGAAGCTGCAACTAATGACCTAAAAGCTCATGAAGATACAAAGAAAGCTGAACTAGCACATCGTTACTATAAAGCTTTAAAGTTAGCAGGTGCTTATGCATTTGTTGAAGGTAGTAGAGTTATTACTAAAAATCATTTAGATAGTGCAATTCAGCTATGTGAAGACTCAGGTAAGCACTTCAATAAGGTTATTTGTAAAGAGGGCTCATATGCCCGTTTAGCACGTTATATTGCTGATGTAGGTAAAGAGATCACTCAAGTAGATTTAATCGAAGAACTACCATTCTATAAAGGCTCAGAGTCACAAAAGAAAGATATGCTATCGTTAGCTATTGCTTGGGGCTATAAACACAATATTATTATTCGTAAAACGTACGTTGATGATATTGAATTCTTAGCTGGAGAGTCTCTTAAAGAAACTGATGTTAATAATATCCAAATTGCATACAGTACAGAAATTACTGAAAACTTTGAACCTGCAACTACTAAGTTTAGTAGATTAGCAGATGAGTTAATCTGTGCACCAGGGTATCACTATACAGCTCATAACTTCTTACAGAAATACCGTTCATCTGAAAAAGCATTACCAGGCTTTGATTTGTTAATCTTAGATATTGATGGAGGCTGTAGCTTAGACTCAGCTAAAGAACTATTGTCAGACTATAAAGTACTATTTGCTACTACTAAACGTCATACAACTGAAAAGAATAGATTTAGAGTGATATTTCCAATGTCACATTATCTAAAGCTTAAGCCTAGAGATTACTCTAAGTTTATGGAAAACGTATTTAATTGGTTACCTTTTGATTGTGATACAGCTACTAAAGATATTGCACGCAAGTGGTTATCAAATGAAGGTGAATATCACTACAACGATGGTGAATTAATTGATGCAACATTGTTTATACCACAAACTAAAAAAGCAATAGAACAAGAGAAAAAGATTCTAAATGCTCAAGGTATGAACAACATGGAAAGATGGTTCTCTGATCGAATTGAAGTAGGTAATAGAGCTACTATGTTAGTTAGATATGGCTTTATGCTCGTAGATAATAACTACCCTTTAGATGCTATTAGAAATACATTAATTAGTTTTAATGATCAGATCAAAGATCCAATTAGCCCTGAAGAAGTACATTCAAAAATTATGCCATCAATCCAAAAGAAAATTATTTTAAAAGAGAATGAATTATGATTAAGAATTTAAAAAAACTTATTGACTACAACTACACGATAGAAAAACGTCACTATGACGAGTCAGATGAAGTAGGTAAACAAAAACACATCTTTAATGACATTACAGCATTGAATACGTTTACACAAGTAGACATATCTATTGTTGAGACTGATGTCACAGAATTAGTAGAGTCCATTGAAACAAAAGAAGCTGTTACGTTAACAGATGAACAAGTAGAGCTACTTACACTTGCTTTAGCTAATGTATATACAAATTTAAAAATAGGAGAGTAAATAATGAATAACAATTTAGTTTTATTATGCGGTAAGTCCGCAACTGGAAAGTCAGCTAGCTTAGTTGATATTAAAAACCCTGAAGGCGTAATGTATCTTAACTGTGAAAACAATAAGAAATTACCATTCAAATCTAAGTTTCAAGAATACACAATTACTGATCCTACAGATGTACCTGATGCTATTGACTCAGTACAGGACAACGACAAGATTCATACTATTGTAATTGACAGTCTTACTTATCTAATGGATATGTACGAAAGTACTCAGGTACTGACTTCATCTAACACAATGAAAGCTTGGGGTGGTTATGCTCAATTCCTAAAGAATTTAATGGCACAGAATGTAGCCAACTCTAATAAGAATATCATCTTTCTTGCTCATACCTCAGATGTATTTAATGAATCTGAAATGGTAAATGAGACTATGGTTAAAGTTAAAGGCTCACTAATGAATACAGGTATTGAAAGCTTTTTCAGTACTGTAATTGCTTGTAAAAAAGTACCACTTAAAACAATTGAAGCTTCTAAATCTAAAATGCTCAATATTAACGATGAAGAGGAGTTATTAGGATTTAAATACGTATATCAGACACGTCTAACAAAAGACACTGTAAATGAGCGTATTCGTAGCCCTATGAAGATGTGGACAATAAAAGAAACTTACATTGATAATAATTTACAACATGTACTAAATAAGTTACATGATTATTACGATGAGTAAATAGGTTTGTCTGTGCCTATATTATATACAGACAATTTCAACTAAATAAAGCTGAGGAGATAATGAAGAAAACAATATTAACGGTAGCGTTAGCTACTGCAATGGGAACTGCATCTGCAGGATTTTTTAATAACAATAACGGTTATAGTCAAGATAATGGATTATTTGCATATAACCCATACTCATTTTTTGACCCACGATGGTTCATGCAAGAGGCTGAAAACTTCGTAGATGAATTTGACAATGATGACAGTGACCGATATGGTTACAATGGTTATAACAGTAGTACACATAGCTTCCCAATAACATCTTACAATAAGAATTATGTCAGAGGATATGCTAGAGGCTACACTGCCCGTAAAGAACAAATGGCAACTAACTAATATTTTAAGGTTATGGCGAAAACACTAAATAAGAAACAAAAACAAATACTTAATAGGTATGACTCT